TTCTCCCAGTCCAGCAGCAAGCCTCGGGCCATCGCGTCAATCATCAGCTCTTCAGACTTGGCTTCCGATGCGTCACTTTGTGTGCTCAGCAACCGACGATTCTTCTCGTAACTCTTGGTCAGAATCCGAGTGTAGGTTTTCGAGGTCGAACGAGCGATCTTGAATCGGACCTCATCTGCAAAAGTTTCCCACGCACCTTCTTCCTCGGCTGTGATATCTGTCGCAAATTCGTCAAAAAGGTCAATTGCCATGGTTTCTCCTATGTCAAGGCCTGCGTAGTATAAGTCAAAAAAATATGGCACCGCAAGGGTGCCATACTCGAAAAGCCTTGAGCTAGGAGATTTATTATCGTGTCGCAGCCACGCCCACGCGGTCGATAAACAGCACCTTACGCAGTGACGAATCTGCGTTGCCCTGGTCAGCAAGCAGGGTCATGGTGATGTCAGCCATCAGGTCCTGGTCCTTGGCACCCGCCGTCACCTTGAAGGTGCTGACGTTCGCCACCGGAGCGCTGAACACGTAACCGTTACCGTCCGAATCCAAGCTCGCCAGCATCAGGCTGGTCGTGGTGTTGGCCACGAACTTGTCGAACAGCGAGCCGTCCGCGAAGTAGACTTGCAGCGTCGCCTTGGCCATGATGGTACCAGAAGCGATAGCCACCGGAGCCAGCGAGCCAATAGCATTCTGCATCCGCATCGCGTTGTCGAACTCAATCGACGCGCTCTTCACGTACACGTTCGCATTCGGAGCGCCGCCTTCCCAGATGAAGGAGTTGGCATTCGACACACCCGAGTGGATCTTGTACGCTGTAGACGCGTTGTGAGTAGAGCCCGACAGATGCGTAGAACCCGAACGTGTCACACCCAGGCCAACGAAGTCGATCGACAGCGTGCTCAGCGAGCCAGACGCCACGTTGAGCGTCAGCTTGCTGGGCGTTTGGCCCTTGTAGATGATGTACTGGCTCACGTCCGTACGCTGAGTCTCGATCGAGAACGAGGTCTGAGTCGTACCGTGGGTCAGACGGCTAGTCTGAACGTAGAAGTCCGCCACGCCTGTATCGGCCGTAGCCGGAGTTTCGTCGTCCAGAGTGATGACAGTCGTTGTCGGCGCTGTCGTGCTGTGAACACGGAATAGCTTGCCATCATTGGGGTCCCCATCCACGCTCGCGCGGAACCACTGACCCTTCTTGAGCGTAGCCCAAGAGTCGGCACCGGAAGTCGGTGAGCTAGCTGTGATCGTGGTCGTTGTGAAGTCCACCGTCGAAGCCGTGCCTTGCACCCCGTTGGTACCGTACACGGTCCAAGTAGACTGCATCAGCGACTCCAGCAAGTCGTCGTACTCGTTGTACGAAAGCTCACCTTGCAGAGAGCCCGACGAACTGGCCGCAACCGGCGCTTCGGAAGTCGTCACCCGAGAAGCGTTGATCTCCTTGGAGATTTCCTTCTGGATGTTGTATTCGAACGTCTCACCCGTGACACGGATGTCATAGTTCTGACCTGAGGTCGGTGTAGTACCAGCCGTCGATTCCTTGATGTATCTGACCTGGGTCAGGGAGGTGCTTGAAAGGGCCATGATGGACTCTCCTTGATATTGAAGTGTATGAAAAGGGCTCCGTCAGCTCAACAAGGAATAGCAAACTACCGAGTGGCTGGCGTTAAACATCAGCTGATATTGTCAAAATCGAAAGGGATAACCACGGGGTAGTAAACCCACCCTCTATGCGCCCGCTCCTTGGACGGCACTGCCCCCCAGGTTCGTGCACCGTCAATGGTCGTCATGTGCAAACTTGGGTAAAAGTGCTGCAGCAAGTCATTGGCTTTCTCGTCTCCAGCGCCCTCTTTCACAGCCGCCGAAAGCACCAAGGAGCCATACACGCGGTGGTGCTTTGTGGCTTGTCCAAGCGACGCTTGCTCACCACCAACGTAATAAATGTGCACGCAAAGAAACGGGTTGGTCTGCGATTGCGTATCCACGATCAGACGGTTGTCGTACTCCACCACAAGCGCGTAATCTGACCAAGTGGCTTTCAAAGCTTCTACAGCTGTAGCCACTGCGGCTTTGAATGAAGATCTTGTTGTCATGTGCCCGCCCCAATAACGACATTGCCTCGGCTGTACTTGCTCGCAATATATTGAGCAAGCACCACTTGGCCCCCAACAAGGTTGACGGGCCGAAGCAGCTGCGGGTTAGCTTCTACTTCCGCCGCGTAATCCACGGGGTTAACAAAACTCACTTTGGTGTTCCATCGGATCTTGGAGATTTGGCCCTTAGCCCGGCCCAGCGCAAAGCTGACCGCCTCTGGGTCGCCCATCTGGTGTACGGGCTCTGAGTATTCCGAGGTCTTCCAGGGCACAACTGCGGGCGCCGCGTCATGCGTGAGATTGACATTCCAGTTCGCTGCAAGGTGGCCTGACCACTGCGGCGTATGCTCTACCAAGTCGGTAAATACCCGGGTCACAAACTGCTGGTATTTCTTCGTGACAGTGCCTGACAGCCGGGCCTTGGCTGCCGCTACGCTATACTGGAACTGTCGAAGATTAGTGACTTGCAGCATTATCGACGCCGGATGTGTAGTGCCCAAGCGTCCTGCTCGGACGTGACTTGCTGCACGCGCCAGGGCAAGGAGTCGTACGTCAGTTCCTGACCAACGGTGGGTGTGATTTGGGTCTTCGACACGAGCAAGGTCTTGTCGCCTGCCTTGTAGGATTCGTCTGCTTCCGTCTTCAGCGAATACAGCTTGCTCCTGTCGATCTCCAGGCTGCTGACTGCTGTACTGGCAGAACTATAGGTATCCGTTGCCGGCACGTAGGCCCCGGTTGTAAAGGTCGCCGTTGCCGGAGCGCTTATATCGAGCTTGTCCGAAACGGCCGTGTTAAAGCCCGCCAAATGCAAGTACACAGAACGGACGCGATAAATCCCAGAGCTACCAACCAGAAAGTACCCCTTGGAAAGGGTCTCGTCGCTGGCAAAGAAGATCTCGTACTGTGGGTCATAATCCGCATCCGAAGTAGAGTTAACCGTGTCTTTCAGGTACTCCAGCTGAGCGTACGCAGCGGTGCCCCCAGAGGCCAGAACAACCTGGGAAGGGGTGCGAATCGTCAAACTTTCTGAAGATTTGCGAACCCAGAAAGATTGTCGAATCGCACTGGCGAAACCGTCCGCACTGCCAGCACCCACAATCCAGATCTCATCCAACCAGGAAATGCAGCGACGCGCGGGGATGGCAAGGCCCGGAGCCAGCGAGAACACACGGCGTTTCGCAATAGAGCCCTCGGAATTCGAAGTCTCGAAAGCCCCCATCTGCCCCTTGTACAGCGCCCGGCTGGTGTAGGCGTTGTATACTGGAGTCTTGTCGAAAGCCTTGGCCGCATTAAGGAATCTCATGTGTTCGTAACCGGGTCAGTAGCCAAGCCTGTGCTACTCATCATCGTGACAGTTGTGCGAGATAGCGCCGTACCGCCCGCGATAGCAACGTAAGCCGCCGACAGCCGCAAGCGCAGGGCACCAAACTGCCCCTCCACCCCTTCCTTTGTGTTCTTGAATGAATCCTGGATTCGCTCCTTTTCGGCCCTCCCATCTTGCACACGCTTCTCACCGAAGTAAGGCAAAGAACTCAAAAGCTGTCGGGCTACCGCAACGGCTGCGAACAGTCTTGTAAGATCGTGCAAACGACGCTGAGCGGCGGTGCGAGACGAGAAGCCAATAGCCTTGACCGTCTTGTATTCGTCGATCAAAGTAGAGCCAATATCTTCCAGGTCATTGATCAGGAAGTATTCGTAGATGGGCTGGACCAGTGTTTCATCTTCCAGCTCTTCAGGACTAACCCCAAGCACTGCCCGCACTTCATCAAAAGATGTGTAGTCAATTAACATGGAGATGCCTGTGTCTAAATTTCACCGATTCAATATCAACTTCCCTGCAGCACTGTATGAGCAGATGAAAGCTCAAGCAGTAGAAAAGCAGTTGTCGGTATCTGCGTACTTGTTGGAACTCGTCCAGGCAGATCTAGGGCAAGCCCGGAACGATCCCACCCCGGTTTTTGAGGCCCGGCCGGAAGCCTTGACCCTTGACTTGTCAACCCTAAGCAGGAATCTGCAAGCCCTCTTGTCCGACCAAGCGGTAGCGGAGCTGGAAGACATCCTGATGGAAGAGTCATTGCCGTCACGACTTACTTGATTCGCCAGAAGACTTGCCAACCATCTGGACCTTGACAGGCGCGGGCTTGGGCGCGTCAGCGGCGGTAGGATCGGGCTTGGCAACCATGAAGGCTTGGGACTTCACCCACTTGGTCACTGTGATCTTGACCAGCTCCTTGGCAGGGTAAATAACCCCGGAAGGGTCGGCCATCTGGAACGCAGAGGTATTCATGTACCACTCGCCCTTGGGATCGATGATTTTCAAAACTAGCTCCTGATGTAAAAAGGCCCGCCCGGAAGGGGCGGGCCTTTGGCATAGCCACTATCGCGGCTATTACGACTGGACGATCGTCAGCGCGTCGAACGGCTTCAGATCAGTGTTGCCGAACATGCGATAACAAGCTTCGCTGGTGTCGATACGCAGAGCCTGCGCACGACGCATCAGGAACGCTTCCACCGCGCTGTAGCTGGCCGACGTGTTGGTCACTCGAACAATACCCTTGGTATTGTCAAGAGCCCAAACCGTATTGGCCGGAACCGGACCACCGTCAGCCGCCGCATCAACGATGAACCACCGCACGTCGTTACCGAAGCCCGAGTTGATCACACGAGCTTGCGGGTCGATACGGGCCAGTGTCGGGTCGTAGTTATTCGTACCCGGGCGGCCTGTGCGACCTTCGACTTGCAGGTAGGTGTCGATATCACCGATCACATGGGTGATCTTGCGATACTTCCGATTGCGAGCCAGGAACTTCAGCCACGCCTTGTGGGTGAACGCCGGGGGAGTGATGCTTGTGTCCAGCACATCCGAATCAACCGCGGTAACCGCGCCTGTGTTCAGATCGTTATCGCCCGACCAGATGCTGCTCATGTACTCGTACACATGAGCATCACGCTCGACTTCCCAGTACCGCGCAAAGGTCAGCGCCACGATGTCCAGGGTCGAAGCGCGCAGCGCTTGGTCCGAGAACTCCGCACCGATAGACCATGTGGGCAGCTTGCGGATGCGATCCGAAGTCGTGAACTTCAGCAGCACAGGCGGTTCGGCCAGCTGAGCGATACGCTGCGAGCGCGTATTCTCCGGGCCACCTGTATTGCTGTAATCCACCACCGGCTGCTCGAAGTTTTCGCTGCCGATGGACAAGTTCATTGTCACCAGCTCATCGAAAACCACCATGTCGGTCGTACGGTCCTTCTGGGTGTACGCTTCGATCATGCTCACGATGGCAGCCGGGAACAGGATGCGAGAAGCCGAACCGAACGGATCACCACGATCAGCCGGGTTGGTACCCGTACCAGACGCAGCGCTGTAGCCCGAACGGCCATCCAGGACTTCCTGCAAGGTCGGCGCACGCAGACCGAACGGGTTGTTCTTGCCACCCGGTGTGATCAGACCTTCCGACGCCAGGATCTGCTGGAACGGAGAGCCGTGCTTCTCATCACAATCACCTGCGTACTTCTTGTTCAGGTACTGCGCAACCGACAGGTTCGCATCCTGAGCTTCCTTGTACAGGGAGGGATGGATGGGGATCTCTGTCTGACCACCAGCCTTATTGCGGATAAAAGCCATTTTGGTTGTGCTCCTTGTTTCTTGGGTGCGATTAGCTCATGCGCATGACGACGCCGGTTGTGCCGACAGCGCCTGTGCCCGCACTACCCAGGGAAACGACGCGGTACGCATACAGGCTGTTCGCCGCAGCATCCGCAACCTTGACAAGAGCCGCATCCAGAACGGTCTTGACCGCAGCCGCTGTGTCCGCACCCGCCAGCGTCGAGACCACGGCCTCATCCGGCTGGTTGGTAGCCTTGCAAACCTTGGGGTAACCGCTCATGGCGGTATTGCGAGCGGTGACCGAGCCAACCACCACGTAATCCCCCAGGGCCACCGTGCCTGTACCCGGTGTGGCTTCCAGACCATCAAAGGTCACGTAGCAAGCCGGGAAGCCCAGATTCACGCCGCCGATTGTCCAGCCATTTTGGGTAGCCGAGTCGACGCTAGTGACGATGCCCTCGATGGGATCACCCGCAGAGGCCAGGATGAAACCGGACTCGACCGAGAACTTGACAAACTTGCCTTGGTCGGCGTCTGTGAAACCAGACGACGTATCCGCACCAAGACGCACCGTGTAGCTGGCCTGGGCAGGGACAGTCGGTGTAATGTAGTGGTTACGAGCCATGATCTATTACTCTCCTTGGGAAACGGTCGAGGCCGCAAATGCGAACACCGGGTCATGGAAGGTCGAAGCCTTCTTGGTGTCTTCTGTTTCCGGCTTGGTCGCGGCAACGCCGCCGATCTTGTACTTGCTCTTGAAGATCTCGCTGACGCGAGCGTGCTCGGCCAGCAGGGTCGCAGCATCCATGCCGTCCGCCGCAGCTGACGACGAGTTCAGCGCAACCAGCATGTTGCCCACGGAACCGCGAGCGATCACCAGCAAGCCTTCGTGAGTAGCCTTCATGTCCGACACTTGCGACTTGAGGCCTGTCAGCTCCACCTTGAGGGCGACCAGGGTCTCGTTGGCTTCCGCCAGCTGACCCTTGAGGAACTCGACCAGAGTCGGCTCCGCGGCTGTCGGCTTGGCTGTTGTCTCCTCGGCTGTTTCTGTGGCTGTCTGCTCAGCGGTACCCGTCTGCTCTGTCTCAGCTTCTGCAGTGGTGCCTTCCGTCTCAGCAGTCAGATTGGCAATAGCCGAAGTAACTTCGCTGGGATTTGCGCCCGCTGCAATAGCGGCCAGTTGTTCAGGGGTATAAGGCATGTGCGTGTTTCCAGATTGTGAGGGATTATTCGGGTTATTTACGCCAGTGTCCATAGACGCTGACAAACTTGCACGCATATTGGCAGGCCTCTTCTGCACAAAGGAGGCAGAAGCTGCCACAGCGGCACCGAGATTACCCAAAGAGTCAGCCAAACCCAGCTTGACGGCATCCTCGCCGAGGAATGTTCGACCTTGCCCGATTTGTTTATCGGCACTGCTCATAGACATACCCCTGCGGTCTGCCACATAACCCAGGAACATATCGTACAGCTTATCGGCCTTTGACTGAATTTCGGCCTTGGCCGCTTCAGTTAGCGGTTCATAAGGATTGGCTAGCGCCTTGTACTTGCCGGCACGAATGATCGTAACGGTGACACCATCTTCCGCAAGCTGCTTGCTGCGCTCGGCATGAATACTCAGAACCCCGATAGAGCCTGATTCGCTAGTTGGTGTGACGTAAACCTTTCGGGCACTAGCGCCCAGCCAATAAGCCGCAGAGGCCATCATGCCGGAGGTATGCGTCACAACTGGCTTGAATTTATCCACTTCACGGATCATGTCCGCCAAGTCTTGAACACCGGAAACTGCGCCGCCACCCGAATTGATTGACAGCACAATGGATTTGGCGTCAGGGTTACTCAGCGCATTAACCAGCTCATCGGCAATGTCATCATAACCCATGATTCCAAACAACCGATAAAACCCGGCTGAACCTGAAATCAGTGGGCCATTGATGCTGATGACCGCGGTATCACCAGACATCGTGGTAACTGAAGGCAACTCAGCAGCACCAAACGATGTATCCGCCTGGGCTCGATCAGCAAGATCGATATTGTGGTTAAGCAAGTCAAACGCTTGTTGCGTGCCCAGCCACAATTGGTCATCGAGTTTCGACATGGTGCGCAGTGTAAATGAAATACTCTACAAAATGATTGCCAACATCAGCTTTCTTTAACTACAGCAAGTTTACCGGCAATAACTAGCGTACGCCCCGTTGAGGTAACTGTGGTGAATGTCACCAGATACCCAACATAAGCCTCAGACGGTTCAAACAGCTGTCTCACCCTGCTGCTACTGATTTCTGGAGAGCCAGACAAGCGGGAAGAAGGCGTAGCGTCCTCACCAGAGAACACTTCACAAGTCACGGTGGACGAGCTGAGAGTTTCCCCGGTATCCAGCATATCGGTGTAATCCACAGTCAGATAGTCAGCTTCCCGTGAATCCATGGGATACCAATTCTCGGCTGTGCGGTAGATTCTAGAAGTGGTCATTGGATAACTCCGTCAATAGGCACGCGAATTGTACCGTTGACCACGTTCCTGCCGCGACCATAGATAGTGCGCTTCATGGTCCCGCTCCACGCGGCGGAATCGTAGATATACGCACTCAAACTGGCAGTCAGTGACCTTGAAATCTCAAGGGCGGCATTGACGCTAGCAGTCACCGACTGTCCTAAAGCAATTACCGCGTTCAGTGACGCGCTTGTCGAGATGACAATAGAAATCGCTGCGCTTACAGACGCCGCCGCACTGGCCACATCTTGCACAGCCGCGTTCAGCGAAGCTGTCACTTCTTGACCCGCTTGCACGTAACCAGTCAGGCTGGTAGTGCTGGACTGTAGGCTTTGAACCGCTGCGCTGATCGAGCTGTCAGCAGTCAGCAAGGTGCGGATTGCCGCAGACGCTGAAGCCGTTACGGTCACATCCGTTTGAATACCGGCAGCCAAGTTGGCAGTCAGCAGCGCATCGGCAAGAATCGCAGCATCCAGCGACGCCGATTGGCTAGCACCCGCTTGAACATATGCATCCAGATCAGCCGTAATGGAAGCCGAATCTTGAACTGCGGAATCAAGGGAAGCAGTAGCAGAAAGCAGGACTTCAATAGCTGCGGAAACTTCTGCGGACAGTGAATCGCCAGCCTGAATGTAACCATTCAGGCTGGTGGTTGCCGTGCGCAGAGCTTGCAGGGCTGCGGACAAGCTGACACTGGCCAATTGAGACGCTTCAACCGCTGCATTGGCGCTGGCAGTTGCAGTGTGCGAATCCTCGATCGCTGCATTGGCGCTGGCAGTTGCAGTGTGCGAATCCTCGATCGCTGCATTGGCGCTGGCAGTTGCAGTGTGCGAATCCTCGATCGCTGCATTGGCGCTGGCAGTTGCAGTGTGCGAATCCTCGATCGCTGCATTGGCGCTGGCAGTTGCAGTGTGCGAATCCTCGATCGCTGCATTGGCGCTGGCAGTTGCAGTGTGCGAATCCTCGATCGCTGCATTGGCGCTGGCAGTTGCAGTGTGCGAATCCTCGATCGCTGCATTGGCGCTGGCCGAAGCCGTATAAGCAAGCTGTACGGCAGCATTCAGAGACGTTGTTAAGTTGTTAACGAACGCGGTGTAGGTCTCCGTCCCCAGCACCCGATTGCTGTACGTGAGCGCCACGTCGTCATAGACGACCGCGGCCCAGCCGTAGAGCGTGCCGGCGCTCAGGCCGGTGATGTCGATGTAGGCGCCGGAGCCGGTCCAAGTCGTCGAGCCGGAGAAGACGGCAGTCGCGCCGCTACCGTCCTTGCCGTCCTTGATCTGGCCATGCCCAGTCGCATCGTCGGCCGGATCGGTGGCCGATGCGAGATAGACGACTAGGTAATAGGTCTGCGCCACGTCAAGCCGCCGTCAGAGTCGCGCGCCAGCCGCTGGTGGTGATGTTGCTGGCGGTTAGGGCGGTGAGGGTTGGGAGGCCGCTGGAGGCGGCCTGCATTGGCACGAAGATGCGCTGCGGTTTAAGCAGGCGCATCGGATACGCCGCGAGTTCCTGCAGCTCGGCGTCTGTCAAAGCCCCCTGGAATGCGCCGAAGTGGGTGAAAGTCGCTACTGCCGCGTTGTCCCCAGTATCGCGCCTTGCCCACCCAAGAGCCACTGTCGTTGGGGACACACTGGACGGCGCCGCAACTGTCGTATCGACAATAGTTCCCAAACCGCCAGAGCCGCGCAGATTGTTTGCCGCGACATGCGCGAAAGCGGCATTCTGACTGGCTAGGTCGATGGATCCGTCGAAGCTGTTGGAATTGGTGGCGCGTACCGTGCCGGCGCCTTGCCCATACCAACCAGTCCAGAGCGTTGTGTTGTCCAGCAACGACCACGACACCGTACCTGAAGATTGAACCCAGCCAGCAACGATGGTGAACGGCAGCGAGATGTCTACCGCGAGCCCATGCTGTAGGGTAGCTCCGTTATCTACAGACCCCGGAGTTTTTGCCCAGCCATTGGGAAACGTCAGCCCTGTGCCGACGGTCGCCCCCCCGACCTTGGCAGTCACCAGATTGATGGCCCAGCAGTCTTTGCGCAGCAGGTAGAACGATTTCAGTCCGCGGGCGATCCAGCGCGGATCAATAGCCAGCCTACCCTCTGGCCACCGCTGCTGAGGACGCCGAGTATGGACCATGAAACTAGCTCAAGCCACCGGGCCGTCGCGCCACCCCATGCGGGCCTTGACATTGATGTTTCTCGTCGCGGCCTGAGCGCATAGCACGCCGATCTTGTAGCTCTTGCACCCGCCGATCTGCACCGGGATCGACTTGCGCGCGGGATCTTCGCCGGGTGTGTTGCTGGCGTAGGTGTCGAGAACCGCGACCTGTTCGCCGTGCTCATCGGAGTCAAAGTCGTCACCGCCTGCCGCGTCCGCGATGTCGCCGTTGCTCCGAGCGATGTACACCACGCAGGTGTCGCCGCTGGCAGGCGTGCCGGCGTTATCGGCCTCGACCTGCAGCACCGGGTCCCAGTAGTTGGGGTCGACGGTCAGCGCATCAGACCATTGGATTGTCCCCGAGCTGACGGTCTTGCTGACCGAGCTGGACCACAGGACCGCTTCTTCCACGAGTGTAGACATGGGTCAGCTCCGAATCTGCGACGCTTCCGCGAAACTGATCTGGCCCTCATAGGTCAGCTGGCCGGGAACAGCATCAGTTCCCGTCCCCGTGGCCAACGCCTGTTCGGCGCGCGTCGCCGGCCGCTTGCACACCACGTACACCGCCGCACGCACCGCCAGATCGGCGGCAGTTCCGACCCAAACAGCGTTGATCCCTGCCTGGACGTTAGGCTTGCTTGGATTGATAAACCCGAAACGGAACATCTGGTCCCAGATGCGCGCCTTGCCGACACTCAGGTTGTCGACGCGAGTCCAGTTGAACGCATCAGACTGCATGACCTCCTCGGCGCTCACCGAGGTGCGCCACACGATGAACGTGCTGGCCGTGTTGAACCACGCGGCCATGCCGAAGTCGTCAGCGGCCAGCGCCAGCGCGTTGCACGTCGGATCGGCCGTGCACGTCGTCTTGAGCGTGGCAATCTGCTGGGTGGTGAGGGCCGAGGCGCCAAACGACACGGCGGCCAGAGCAAGCGCAACGAGCGCGCGGCGGATGATCTGCATGGTCATTCTCCGGTGACGCCAAGGCCGTCGTCCCACGGCCCTCGCAGGGCGCGCGAAACTTGCTCGGCGGTGATGGTTGACGGTGTGCGGCACCATGATTGGATCTCGTCGCGCTCGGCCGCCGTCAGCAGCGACGTGGCGACGAGCGCGCCCCACATGGGTGCCGTGTCGGGGTCGGCGAAGTCGGCCCACATGCTGTCGGTCTCGGCAAGATCGACGGCCACCATGCAGGCCTCGCGTGCCGGGTGCAATGGGTTGTCGGCTGCATCGACGATCGCGCGCCACTTGAGTCGCTTGATGAGGTAGCGCTTGGCTTTCCAGGCCTCGACCTCCTGCGTGCCAGTGCCCACGCCGGCCCCGTTGAGGATGTCGGCAATGGTCTGGTCCTTGGCGTACGCCTCAACGCCGCTGATCTTGGGCATGTCGTTGGTGTGGACGTGCGGCGCGCAGTCCTCGCGGGCCAGGATGATGGCCTGCAGTTGGCGTTGGGTTGGCATGGGGTCAAACTCAATCTGTACGCAAGACTCGCATCTCAGGCGGCATATGCCACCGCTGAAGCTCTCGCTCGTATGCAAGCTTGCAGTGATCTTCCTGTTTCAGCACCAAGCGACAAAACCAGTTGAGAGGGTTTCTCAACCATCCCCAAGGCTTGCCATCCCGATGCAACCGATGCAAATGGCTGGACATGGTTTCATCCGCATATCCACCCATTGCGACATTCCCACCCTGATCCAGCCAGAGCCAGAACTGAGTAAATCGAAACTTGAAACCTGACCAGAAAGTCACGGCTGCAATCCTGGGTTCTTGGTAACAAGTGTCGTCTTGCCGTCAGTATAGACAAAAACCCCGTCCAGCTCAATGACAGCCCATTCAACCTTTTCAGGCTCCTTGGTAGGAACCATACCTGCGATTGCCAGCAATTCACCTACCGCTTGTTGAGCTGTCATCTGCTCATTGAGCAAGCGTCCGGCAAATTCATTAACCTTGGGTAGCAGCACATCTGCCGGAGACAACTTCATAATACCCTTGATGGCGCGAAGTCGCTTGATCTTCGCGCCATTTTCGGCAATGACCCGGACAGAGCCATTACTGGCAATCTCCAGGCCATTTTGCCGAATGATCTCGAACGGGATAGCGTCCAAATCAGATCTCCGACCAAGCAAGCGTCAAGGTTTCGCTGGGAGTCACACCGCCGCTGGCTGTGTTGTCCACCGTCATGATCATGACAAGGTGGTCGCCCTTTAGCCCTGTGCTGGTAAACGGCCCAGCACCCAGGCTCAGCGGAGAACCGCTGGTATAGCTGAAAAAGCTGGTATAGCCCGTCGTAGCTGTCGCTTCAGCCGGCTGCGCAAACGTTGTCACCGCCTTGGCAAACAAGCCAACGCCAGTACCGAGACCGCTGGAACCATCCGAATAAGCCACCAGATCCGTGATCTGGCTATAGCTGCCACCCGTGACCTTCATCTGCAGCCACTTTTCGAAGCTGTACTCGGTGCCGCTGGACGGCTTGACCAGCGGATCGTTCAAGTCCACGGTAGAATCATCGGCGTTCTTGAACCGAATCGTGCCGGATGTCTTGTCGGTTTCGGTCGCACCAGCGCCGTTCTTTTCGACAATTGTAACGGTTGCAGCCATGATTATGTCTCCTGTCAGGCTAGCTCGGAATCACGAGGTAAAGATTCTAGCTTCTTTTCCCTCTTGTGCCGATGGTATTTGAAAAGGGTATCCAAGCAAAGCAAGGCCAAAGCTAGGTGCAGGGTAAAGTGCTCCGTAGTAGTTACCAAATCCCCGAGCTTATGCTCCACCCGAGATAGCGCCCAAATACCCAGCAAGACATGCCCTACAACCCGCACCGCGCTGATCCGGTAATTGAAATTCATTACCGTATAAACGCTAGTGACTAGTGAACACCACGAGCAAGAGCAAAAAGATCGAAAGGACTGCCAGCATTTGGTTATCCACCCGCATATCGACGGAATCCAGAAATGCGCGCCACATTACTTGGACCCCTTGCCGAACACTGAGAATACGGCGTCAAGAAACCGCGAAAGCATGGACGAAGCATCCAGCGCCTCGATTGCGATAAAAACGCGCTTTGTAAGCGCAATGGCAAACATGCCACAAAGAAACCCATACGGGCCTTCCTTGCCTCCAAAAACATCCGCAAGCACGTCACCGCCGTAGTAGCTGGCAGGCAGCGCACCGAGCCAGAAAAAGATCCGGCGTGGCCATGTGTCCTTCACCAGATACATGGCAATCATGCCGCCAAAGAAACCCGCCACCACCCTGGGAGTCGCATGTGCCCAAGCGATTACGGTTTGAACCGCCTCATGCAGCAAGTCGGTAAATGTCATTTTTCACCCAACGCGTAAATGGTCGCCTTCGGCCCATTCTTGGGCGCGGCGGGCGTTCCAGGCTTGAGTTGCTTGTTCATGGTGGATGTGCCACTGGCTGGGTTCTCCACCGACTGCTTTGCGGCCATGAACATTGTCCCGGCCAGCGGGGCGTAGCCTTGAGGCGGCAGCTGGCCGGTAAGCCGAACGCAAGCCTCCTCGTCTGACATCATGCCGATCGAGAGCAATTCCAGAATCCGGCTTTGCTCCATGGACTTGTACGCTTCCAGCTCGCCATCCGGACGCAAGTCGAGCTTCGCGTACTCGAAGTCGATGTAGACATCCAGGCCAAACAGACGCACAGACACGGTAAATGCGCGGCTGAAAACCTCATTGAGCTTGCGCCGGATCAAGTCAGCGTGCTTGAGGTACAGCATGGTCTCAGCGCTGGCCGCGTTGCTGGTTGTCGTATGTCCCAGCACAGCGGGCATCGTCTTGGCACCTGTTGCGATCTTGGCGTTGAGCAGCTCCTGGACAGCCTTGAACGTCTCGCCCAGCGTGTCAGGTTGGCCGCTCATGTACTCGATTTCCACCGAGTCGAAGCTGACAAGCGCGTCTTCCGGGGCCAGCCCATTGAGCACGTCTTCCACATTTGCGCGAATGTCGTTCAAGGCTGCGGCATAGGCATCCGGGTCGTTCAACACCTCGGGCGGCAGTGTTTTCTTGGCCAACTCGATCAGAATTTGCGCCTTTACCCGCGGATGCACCGCGCGCTTAAGTACCCGGCGCAAGTC